CCATATTGGTGGTAATAACCGTGATACGCAGCAATCTTCGCATACTGGAAACTGGAGTCATACCACTTGGCGGATGCGCAAATGAAGTTAACACCGTAATCACAATGGCCGGCAGCATCAGTGTCGCTCACGGCGGTGATTAACTTTCCGCTCACATTTACATTGCGGAACTGAACATTTACGCCGGAGAATTGGCCGCTGACGGTTGGGTATGTCGCGCTGTTCTTGCAGTAGAAAACTTCGGAATCCGTCTTGCCGCCGCTGACCCCTTGCGTGATCGAGAATGGACGAAATACAGCCCCCTGTGCATCAAACACCATTGCGATATTTGACCCGCTGAAATCGATTCGGCCCAGGTATGTTCCAGGCTTCCACTTCAGTGTTCCACCTACACCCTTGACGAAATCAAATGCCGCCTGCATGGCTACGCTCTGATCTGTCGTCAAACTGGGTTGGCAATTCCACGGAGGATCGCTGGCGTAGTACGTCTCCGGCATGTGCCCATAGATAGCCTGGAGCACGGCCTCCACGTTTTTTGCTACACCGAACGGGATCAAGCCGTCCGCATCGTGCACACCGGATAGGCTCGCCCCCTCCCCTACTGCGGTAGAGGCAAGTTTAGTAGAATTTACTGTTTGTAACTCATCATTTATACCATTAAGCCAATCTGCGTTAATTGGCGTCTGTCTATCTACATAAGTTCTATTTACTAGAGGTGCGGTCATTATGGCATTCCTGTAATTGCAACTCCTGCAATAGCCCACGCAGCTACAGAGGAAAATCTAAATTGATATGGATCGGGTTCAAGAGCAAGACCTACAATAGCACAGTCTGCTGTACCAAAATCTGCTCTAGGTAAAATACTATAAGCATCACATGATGCTGAGAAGATATCAGGAGAGCTGTCCTTAGACACCATATTGGGAACAGAGGTTTCTGCTCTAATCTGAATGAGTGTCTGTGGATGACGAGGCTCCCAGTCTTTTTCACAAACTAAGAGCCCAGTCCATTCTTTCTTAATTTCACTAGAAGGATACCAGAAACCGCATCGCTGGCATGCCATCTTCCAGTTTCCAGGCCAACTAGTCTTTTTCATTTATGCTCCGAAATGTACAATGTAGGATGCACCAGTTCCAGTGACATCTGCGTAAATACCATTCTCTGCGATGACAGGAAAAGTAAACACCACTTCTTTTTGTACATCAGTAGCTTTCACCTTAAGACTTGCGAGCACTTTACCAGAAGCAGCAGAAGCATTGTCATAAATAACTAGAGAGGCTGCATTAGTACCATCTGCCAGAAGAATTACAGAGTTAATCCGATTTCTACCAGTAGCAATGGAAGCATCTGCTGTTTGAATATCACTTGATCGTGAAGAGGTTGTCATTTCTTAAACTCCGTAAGTTGTCGAGAAAAATCTACTTCCATCTTATCAAGTCTACTCCAGAGTTGATCGCGGAAATCATGGAAATCTTCTCGTCGAAGAGCAGAGTCTCTCACCTCTTTAATTTCCATTTTAAGTTCTTTAATTGTATCTTTAGTGTTGTCGTTAGCAAGCTTCATAAAAAACATAGCAACCCCCAACAACGCATTAACAAGAAAACTAAGAGTAGTTGAGTCCATGCGTGTCCTAGAAAAAGGGGAACATTTCTGTCCCCCGGTTGTTAGTCGTCTACTTGTTCGCCACCTGATACCACAAAGTATTCAATAGTGACATATCCTGTACCACCAGCAGTTGAAGACCCAACTGTATAAGTAGAAATAATTTGCTGATCTTGAGTCAGCTTTGAAAATACCCCAGAGCCTGTAGCAGTACCAGGATTAACCAAACCAACAGCCGTAGTAGCCATTGAGAAAGCATTAATCAGTGCGGTAGTAGCACCAGACCAGCCAAGTGAGAATGCACCAGCAGCAGTAGAGGCATTCACGTTTTGATAAACATGAAGCCCAACAATGCAAGCATCCTTCGGGATAACACACTTTACAGTGGAGCTATCTGTACGAGAGATTGGAATTACCTTAGTAACAACCTCACGTGGCTTGGGATAAAACAGACCTACTTGCGTAGAAGTAAAACTAGCCATGTTTTATCCCCTTCTATTAGGCGCCAGCGCAGCCGTAGATTGCTCGCGCGTCTGTCCAGCCGAATGAGTAACGGGCAGAAGCCTTATACTTAGCATTCTCTGTATCAAAGTCCTCATCCATATTGAATTCATCAGCACGCCGTTCAAAATACTTCAGACCATCCTTAGCATCGGTTTGAATGAACCAAGCATCGGTATCAGTGAGGAAGTGGTTAACCACAACTTCAGGGATAATACCCATGGTCTTAAGAGCATTCAGATCGTTGTTGTCAGTACCAACACGACCATCCGAACCAAGAATACGCTTAGCATCAAACATTAGTTGACGAGGGATGATGAGCTTTTTAGGCAACACCTTAATTAACAGGCCACGATCATTAGTGAAAGCAGCAATGTCAATGTAGGCTTGTTCTAAGCTAGCTTCAGAGAGATCAGCAAGAACTGAGGGGCCGTTAGTCCAAGTGCCACCAGCAATATTGGCATGTGAAGCACTGCCATTAGCTGCCGAAGCAATTAGGGTAGAACTATCACCACCAAGATAGGAGGTATTAAAGGCACGATTAAGAACGTTAGCAGCAACAATTTCCTTGCTCTGACGCATAGAGAAAGCAAGGCTAGTCGCCTTCTGCTTACCAACAACATCATATTGGTCATCCTCGTAAATTTCACGAGTGATAATAAAACCAAGGGCATACACCACATGGTTGTATCGACTAGTGAAACCTTGACGAGAAGTGTCATAGGTTACTGGAGCACCTTCGTTTTTAACGACAGGAAGACCAAAACCAGAAGTACTAACATCTTCTTCAAATGCCTTACGAGAAGTATACTTGGAGAAGATTTGACTCCACTCTTCAGTATATTCATTATATGCTTGGCCGTACCATGCATTGACACCGGGCCAGCCAGTGTATATTCAACGAAGATCGTTACTCTTCGTCCGAAGGGAGTGGTAATTCCCCTTCTGCTAACGATTGCTCGTTAGAGTAGACTATATCATCATCCAAACAGGCATTAATCTCTGATTGGAGTCCACCGCTTCCATCCACATGGATGTACTCTGTTCCCAGATAGTCGTTGAACTTTCCAAGAAGCACATATCCTTTACACTGCTTACCCTTCATCCAATATGTATAGTGCTTACCTTTAATATGATAAGTACGTTTATATGGCTGATAAGTATTCCATAAAGACCCTTCATTTAATCCGTGATCTCTACAAAACTTTTTATATCCTTCTACAACTCTAATTACACCATCAGGAAATTTAATAACATACTTTTCTAGTTTCCTAGGAGAAAGGACGCCTTCACCACCAATAGTGGCGTTATATCCTTCTTCATATGTACCATATTCTTTAATAAATTGAATCTCTAGTTCTACGAGCTGTTCTTTTGTCTCTGCTGTAGCAAGTTCTTGCCACTCAAAAGCATCCCAACCATATTTAGCAAATGCCATGTATAATGGGTACTTTGTGTGCGTAGTTTTACGAGCATTCAACCAGTGCTGGTGTTTTCGTTGTGATAAGGTAAGGGTAGTAAGTCCAATATAAGACTTACCATTAATCGTATTTACGACTCTGTAAATAATCATATGTGCCTCCCGGCTTAGCTGCGGATTGTCCTAAAAGGATGTCCCCGCAATTCGATGGATTTTTAAAGAGGATTGCTCCTCAGTGCCCCCTGGCTATTTAATTAAGGGCTTTAGCAAAGCTAGAGGTAGTAATTACACCTGACATATTTTATCCTTTATACACCGGCAGAGCCAGTGCCACCCTTGAACTGGTGGTTGTTAATCGAGACATACACCTTAGCAGAAGCTGATCCGACTTCATTGTCTGCACGAACCACAAAACCGTGGATCTTAAGGGTGAGGGCAGCCGTAGTTGCTTTGGTGCCTACATCCACTGTAGCACCAGAAGTGCCAGTAGAAGTATTAAAAGTGCCGTTAGCATGTGAGGCATTTAGACCCACATCAGCAACTGCAAGAGTGCCGTTAGAAGTTTCAACTTCAAAGACAACATCAGGACTATCAGCAACTAGTACGTAAGAACTGCCGCCAGAAGCAATATACTGAGGAGTATCTAGAGATACCGAACCAGTAGTCATTGCACCAGAGACAGGATCAAACTTAGCGTTGACAACACCGACAATTACACCAATTGAAGCAGTTGAGCCAGCGGCTACAAGCTGCACAGTGGGGATACCAGCAGCAGTGGCTGAGCCAGAAGTTACTACAAGATCACCGACACCCATGTTAGCGGAAGCAGACGAAACATAATAAATGTTCGCCTGACCGTTATAAGGTGCCCCGGTGATATGCTTAACGGCCTTAAAGCCGCTAATCCGAGATACGTTAGCCATAAATTTCCTTTAACTAATTTCGATGCCAGGACCATAATCAGCGGCCCTACGAACATCTTGTTTCATTGTATTTTCAAGAGCATCTACATGGGCCTGCTTAGTGGCTTGGTCTTCATCATACCAATCCTTCTTAATGCGCATTACATAGGCTTTTACACCTTGCCCAACAGATACTGAAGCCTTTGAACCTACTGAAGAAGCATTGTCTGCCCGGCTATCACCAACTTTGGTATCCGAAGCATTAACAAATTCCCAGCCATTGTTCTCTAGCTGACTTACTCGATCATCCAAATCATTTACAACACGATAGACATAGCCCGCTTCTTGATTTGAAACAGAGATGCGATTGCGACTACCTACTGGTGTGCGACGAGGACGACTCACTTGTGTACTAGTTCTTGCCATGTTACTTTAGCCCTTTAGCTTTTTTGAGTTGTGATACATACTCTTCTTTAGTTAGAACTTTCTGCGAAACAAGGGTGTTCATAATTCGCCGCTCTTGTTCGGTAAGTTCAAAGTTTTCTTTGCCTCCCTTGCTAGAAGCATTTGGTGCTTCAGTATGTGGGGCATTTTCTTTATTTGGGTTTTTAAACTTCTGTGGAAATTCTTTTCGCACAGCTTGTTCAACCGCCTTTAGCACTTCAGAAGGAGCCATCCCTTGAGAAGCAAGTTTAGTTCCATAGTCATCAGCAAAAGACTTCATATAACCAATAGAGGTATACCAAGGATTGCGATTTGTCCAAGCAGCAAACTCTGGATGGGCTTGCTTTTCCTGCTCAATAGGAGCAATGTCTTCTTCTGAAAGCTTCTTAGCTTCTTGTTCTACCTTCTGGATTTCATCATCAAGTTCTTCAAACTTGTCTGCATCACCAGATGCAAGAGCGTCTCTACGAGAGCTTTTAAGCTCTTTAAGTGCTCGGGCATACTCAGCCTCACGCACCGTAGAAAAATGGCTCTTAAGGGCTTCTAGGGCCTTGTGTACCGACTTAATTTGCTTTGACTGGCTCTCAATCTTATCGAAGAGAGGTTTGCGTCGTACAAATTCTTCAGCAGGAATGAAAGCTGTTTCATCACCTTCAAATTCCTCCTTTGGTCTCCATCCCATTTCAAGAGCGCGTTGCTCAATGGGAGAAACTTCTGGAGTGGTCTCTTGTTGCTGTTCTGTGTTTTGTTCTAGATCGCTCATTTAATTACTCCTAATAGGTCGTCATCGAATTTATTGCTTTTCCGTGCGTTTTCTGCACGAGTTAGAAGTTGTAAATTCCATGGAACATGCAAACCACACACTTTATTATGTTTAATTGGAATAATATGATCTACTTCTAACCCAAGTTCTACAGCCAATTTGTAAAATTCTAAAAGTTTAGCTTCATCCACCCAAGCTGGTTTAGCTTGTAGCATATAGCGAGTACGTAGACTAGAATATTGTCTATAAAATTCTGGATTACGAAGTCTATAATTATTACTTGCTTCTGCTCGTTTTTCTGGATTATTTTCAACCCACTTTTGTTTTGCTATAGCTACTCGTTCAGGATATTTTTCCTCATATGCAAGTTTAGTACAACGTTTAGAGCAATACTTACGTTCACCCCAGCGTTTAATAGCCTTTTTATATTGAGGAAGGACTTCCTTTGCACATACAATACAATTCATTACTTGAGGACGCCAAGACAGTCTTCATCGTTGAGAAGAAGAACTTTATCTTCTCCATCCTTTACAAGTTTACCACCATACTTTGCATAAATAATCTTGTCTCCTACTTGCGCCCAAGGTTCTCCACCATCAAATGCTTTCCATGCATTTGGGCCAATAGAAATAACAATACCAGTATCTACATTAGTTTGTTCCATACGAGCTGCCATATCTGGGATATGGATTCCACTACGTTTAGCGGAAGCAAGCACTGGATCAATGTCTTCAATGTTGTCTGGTTTTACAATTAGGCGGTGGCCTGATGGAATAATCATTCAGAATCTCCTTCTGCTAAATCTGCATCTAGAATATCGTCTAAGGCTTGTAAATAGCCTTGGCGATATTTAACATTTTCAATGTCTGTTTTTGCTAGTTCAAGAAGAACTTGTTTATATCGCTCACTAATTTCTTTATAGAAAGCTTTAGTTACTTCTTGTCCTTGCCAGAACCGGAACTCTGTCGTGGTGATGATTTTGCAATCTCCTTGCTTTGGGTTAGTTTCTGTTCATGCTGTTGCTGAGCATGTTGTAGTTTTTGTTCTGCTTGGCCTGCGGCCCCAGCTAAGAACACATGATTCATTGCCAAATCAGAAGCTGCTTTAAGCTTAGCATGCTGACCAGCAATTTGCATGTCCTGTGCAGCCTGAGCTGCCTTCATCTGCATTTGCAGAGTTTTGTCTCGTGCATCCAGTTCCATATTCTGTTGCTTAGCTTGAATATCAACAGCAGCCTTTTGTTGGTCTGCTTGTGCTTTAGCTTGAATAGCAAGTAGTTTAGGATCTGGAGGAGGCTCAGGAGCTTGTCCTGTCTGTGCCACTTGTGGTGAGAGAAGTTGTTGCCAGTTTGGCTGGTCTTGTGCTTGTAACACTCTCTGTAAGATTTCTACAGGATTTAGCATAGGACCAAAAGCTTGTAGAAGTTCAACAAGTCCCATTGCCTTCTGTAGTTTCTCTGTTTTAGTAGATGCTTCTGGATCGGCACCTGGACAAATATTATGATTTTCATCATTAAAATCATCAGGACCAACTGTGTCATCTAAGACTGCAACATACTTATTAGGATCAATATATGTCTTGTTGAGCTTATAAATCTTTTTAAACTCTTCTGAAAGAGCCCTAAAGATTCTTTTATACACTGCTGTGAACACCTTCATACCCTGCTCTACAGTTGCCATAGTAGTTGTCGCAGGAGTGTTTTGTCCAGGCATTTTACCAGTGAAGATTTCTGCAACAGAAGCGAGTTCTTTTCCAGAAGTAATGAGAGATCCCATTAGTTGAAACAAAACAGCACTAGGTTCTTTGGTAGGAAGCTGCACAATTTGTTTTCTAAGATCATCTCCAGTAGCATTAACTGGTTTCCATTCACCTGGCCTGAAGCTCTGCTCGCCGGCTCGTAAGCGAAGCCCCTTACCAATAAAACCACCTTGTAGGTTGTTTAGAGTGCCAGCATCAATGAGCTGATTGATAAGAGTGTTTACAGATTCATTAAGAGGGCCTAGAAGAACACCAAACCCAATATCATAAAAACCACCATCAGGATTAGGAACAAAACCAAATTTGGTGTAAGACTGAATAGGAGTGATTTTAACAATTTTGTTCTTTTCATCTACTTCCATTCCATCGGGTAGCCACCGAGCTTGAATACGAAGAACTTCTCCAGTGTGTCTTTCAAAGGTTACGATGTAGGGTTCTGGATAGTCGTCGTCATCTAAGTCTAAGAATGTATGCTGTTCTACTAAGGTATATGGGACAGTATCATCATCCGAGAAAGCACTTTGAGGCATGTCCTCATCTGTACGTGGTCTTCCTAAATCAACATCCAAGAAAATATCTTGGTTCTGTCTTTCTTTAAGAAGTCTCTTTGACATCTGAATAACTTCAGAAGTTCGCTCTGCCTTCTTTAAACTCTTTGTCCAATAATTTACAACAAAGTTCTTAGGAAGAATTACTTCACTACGAATGTTGTCACAAGCCTTGTCATACCAAGTCTTCTTAAACATGCATCCAACAATGGGGAGCATAATAAGCATTTTATCCATGTCTTCTTCCCAACCATCCATTTCATGAATAAGTTGGTAGGACATATAGGAAGCAACACGAGTGGCTTGTTCAAGTTTCTGACCATCTACATCTTTTCCAATTACTGTAGCAGTTACAATGTTTCCATTGCTAGGAACAAGGGCTGGATAGGCTCTTGCACTAAATTGCATAGAAGCTGTAGAGATTAGTGGATACTTTACATTAGAAGCATCAGGCCAAGGAAAGCTACGATTTTCTTGTACTTGCTTTGCAAGCTTGGTCCAAGTTTCAATTTGCCTATCCCAGTCAGAGCGAGTTTGTAGGTCTTGTTCAAATCCTTTACGGCACTCTTCCCCAATCTTCTTTAATTCATCTTCAGAAAGACCTTTAGCATAGTTCTTAGAGAAGAGGGCTCTTTCTAGCTCAGTATCCTGTTGTGACACATCTCCCGTCTCCGACATGTCCTGAGTTTCGATATTCGGATTCATATTCATCTTCATCCATTTCTTGTTGGGTAGGGGCTTCTACTAAACTATCTAACATAAGTCCAAGATAAGAGAAGGCATCTACTTGGTCATCTTTCGTTCCACGAGGAAACTTACAGAGTTCATCTTCAAAAGTAGGATACCATTCTGCACTCTTATCAAATTTAATTGTTCGTGCTCTTACTCTAGCTTGAATACTTCTAGCTCTAGCAATTTTATCCTTGCCATTGTGCTTAAGAGGATTTAGAGAAAGGTATACACCACTCTTAATCATTTCTTCACGAAGGAAAGGGCCAATGGCTTTAGACACTTGCATTTCTTCAATACCAACCATTTCTGGTTCATATGCTTTTTGAAGAGCAATTAAAGTATCTACAATTTCTCTACCATCTAGGCGTTCACGAATAATGTTTTTAATATAAATTGTTTTGTTTTCGTCAACACCAGCAATTAGAAATACAGAGTAGTCTGCCTGTTGTTCTTTACTAATAGCAAGGTCTGCTGTTAGGTAGTAATTTATTTTCTTTTTCTTATCTTCAGTAGTTTCAGCTACAAAGTCATGCTTCTTAAAGAAAGCAACGCTCTCATCAATTGGTTCATTTAAATATTCTTGGGAATAGACATCTGAGAGTCCTCTATCAAGGAAGTCTTGTCGTCTTTCTAAGAACCATTCACGAGTGTAGCGTTCTTTCCAAAGAATGTGTTTAAAGTCGTTTGTGTGGGCTTTATATTTTACAGCTACCCAACTAGTATTTCTTTTTGTAGAATATATCTTAAGAGGCTGTACTATAGTGTCTTTATGCCATTCAGAGGGCATTAAATTGTTTAGTAAACTATCCTCGTGGAGGATGGTACCTACAATACGCACAACACCTGAAGCAGATAGGCAAGGAAGAAGTGCCCCATAGAACCAGCGTTTAAACTTCATTCTACGTTCTGGATTTAGAACAATTTCATCATTCTCTAAATCATCCCCTACAACAAGATCGGGACGTTTGTTATTCCATTTAAGACCACGAAGTTTTTGCTCAGAACCTTTAGCAGAAATTCTAAACTGGTGTCCATCATTACAAGAGATAATACAATCGTCTTCTGTGTCTTTATCAAAACATTTAATTCCAAAGAGATCCCGAATTTTGTCGTTATCTGCTAGTTCTTTTTTAATATCAGCTAAGAATTGTGTTGCTTGTGTAATTGTATCTGAAATAATAAGAACATATCTCTTATCTCGGAAAACTACAGAAGCAAGGACATAGGCAAGAGTAATTGCTGTACTTTTAGCATGCTGTCTAGGAGCAGCAATTGCAACATTAGTTGCCTTACTTGTACATAGTTCCCACCACTCTGTGTGGCATTGCGGACTCTCTACTGCCCCATCAAAGTTCTTTTGAAGAAGACTAGTAGAGAAGCCACGAATAACTTCTGCTGTTAGAATAAGATACTCCTTGTTGTCTGGAACAAAGTGAAGACAATACTCACCGGCAGGGGATGAATTACGGCGCCAGGTCTTGCAGCGTCAGCACCTCAATGCTGCTGCGGTTGCTGTCGAGGAAGGCCAGCAAGGCGTTGAACCCGTCCTGCAAGTTGCCGGCCGTGCTCAGCCCCGCGTGCCAGGTGAAGATTGCCACGCCCTTTGCATCGATAGCTTGCTGGGCATGGGCGATGTTCATGGTCCCGTTGGTGCTGTCGGTCCAAGTGGTTGCGTTCATGCCCCGGATCAAGAATGGGTCGGCAAACGGGAACACGTCCCCCCACGCGAATGGCGTGCCCGTTGCGCTGCCATTGAAGAAC